TTGAAGTAGAAGAAAAACCAAAAAGTAAAAAATCTAAAAAAGAAATTGTCCTAGAAGCACTTAGGAAAAAAAAGGGAAGTTATGCCAGTCCTGAAGCGGAAGGAAGCTGGGCAAGTCCAAGAGGAAGAATTATTCGTGCCTTAAAAGAAGAAGGAAAAATTACAGACAAGCCAGATCCAGACTATGATCCTAAGAAGAAATATCAAGGTTACAAAAGATTCATAAGGGGACGAACAGGAAGAAAAGCGGACGGCGGCATTATGGATGTTCTGTAATGGCAGATGAAACATTTTATAATCCAGGCGATAAATCTTATGAGCTCTTAGCAGGAGAGACCCTTGTAGATAAATTTCCTGAACTTGATAAATCAGGTCATTATGAGTTTAATAATTTTTTAGCACAACATCCTGAGTTACAAGGTAGAACTGATATTTATAATGTTTTAGGGGGGATGGATGTTGCTAAAAGAATTCAACCGGGACCTAAAGTATTAGGGTATGATTGGAGCGATCCTTATTCTTTAAGTACGCTCGGAGGACTTTATTCTCTTTATGATTCACATGTTATGGGACCAGACCAAACTTATAAAGAAGGTTTGGCCGACGCGTTTAGAAATATAAAAGGAGTAGGAATTCAACGAGACGTTAATCCTTTAGGATTACTTTATGATGATGATGAAGCCGATTACTACACAGGTTATTATAATAAAATACACAAAGATTATCAAAAAATGCAAGCCGATCGATGGCAAAAAGAAAAATTAGCACAACTTTTAGATTGGCAAGGAATTGTAGGCGGAACAATTGATAGACCGGAACGAGTTCCTCCAGTAAAATTACCACCTATGTTGCGTTCAGGCCAAGATAATTGGTCACCAGGTTTAGTGGAAAGAGGTGAACCAACGCGTCAAGCTGCTCATGCAAGTTATGATCGTCCTGGCGCAAAAGGATCACCTGGCTATCATTGGAAAGACGGCGGCCTCGCTACGATGTTCGAGAGGAGATAATGGAAATTAAATATAACCCAATACTAGGGGCTTTTGTTAATACGGCTAATGATGAAATAGTCTCACAACAAGAACTTAAAATATGGGCGGCTGAAAATCCAATGCCCGTTGAGCAAGGTTTGACAAAACCTGGCGATAGGGTTAAAAGTCCTTCAGGTGTTGAAACAATCAATAAGAGAGTATAGAATAGTTAAATGGCTAAAATAGACAAACCATTACCTAATACTAAAACTACGGTTGAAATTCCAGGAGAAGTGGAAATTGAAGACGCAATCAAAGAAAACGTAGAAGAAGTACAAACAGATAAAGGTCCCGTTGAAATAGAAATGACAGAAGAAGGAGGCGCAGAAGTCTCTTTTGATCCCGCTGCAGCTTCGCCTGAAGGGGGAGAAGATCACTATGCCAATTTGGCAGAATTTTTAGGTGATGACATTTTAGATGACTTAGGGTCCAAACTTACCGACGATTATAGAGATTACAGAAATTCAAGAAAGGATTGGGAAGATAGTTATCGAGAAGGTTTAGATCTTTTAGGATTTAAATATAATAGAAGAACCGAACCTTTTAGAGGCGCATCAGGCGTGACTCACCCCGTATTGGCAGAAGCCGTTACTCAATTCCAAGCAACCGCTTATAAAGAATTATTACCCGCTGACGGTCCAGTCAGAGCACAAATTTTAGGAGATGTGAACGAAGCTAAACAAGATCAAGCACATCGTGTAAAAGATTTTATGAATTATCAACTTATGGATCAGATGAAAGAATATGAACCTGAGTTTGATCAAATGCTTTTTTATTTACCCCTGGCCGGCTCTACATTCAAGAAAGTCTATTACGACCAACTTTTGGGTAGGGCCGTTTCTAAGTTTATCCCTGCGGATGACTTAGTCGTACCTTATGCAGCTACTTCTTTGGAAGATGCAGAAGCCGTTATTCATGTTATTAAAACTTCCAAAAATGATTTACGTAAACAACAAGTTTCAGGATTTTATCGAGACATTGATTTAGGAGAACCTCCTATTACAGAAAATGAATTAGATAAAAAAGAACATGAACTCGAAGGAATTAATAAAGATAAACAGGATGATCTTTATACGCTTATCGAAGTTCATACGAATTTAGATTTAGAAGGTTACGAAGATATTGGAGAAGACGGAGAACCGACAGAAATTAAACTACCTTATGTCGTAACGATTGATGAAGCTAACTTTAAAGTTTTATCGATTAGAAGAAATTATAAAGAGCAAGATCCTTTAAAAAATAAAACAAATTATTTTGTTCACTTTAAATTTTTACCAGGATTAGGTTTTTATGGTTTTGGTTTAATTCACATGATTGGTGGATTATCTAGAACAGCGACTTCTGCATTAAGACAATTTTTCGATGCAGGAACGTTAGCTAATTTACCCGCTGGTTTTAAAGCTAGAGGAATTAGAGTTCGAGATGATGCACAACCTTTACAACCTGGAGAATTTAGAGATGTCGACGCTCCGGGAGGCAACATCAGAGATTCGTTTATGCAGTTGCCTTATAAAGAACCATCCGCGACCCTCTTACAATTAATGGGGATTGTCGTGCAAGCAGGTCAGCGATTCGCGAGCATTGCAGACAATCAAGTAGGCGATATGAATCAGCAAGCGGCTGTGGGAACGACGGTGGCGTTACTCGAAAGAGGATCGAGAGTGATGTCGGCCATTCATAAAAGATTGTATGTCGGCTTAAAACAAGAATTTAAATTATTGGCGGAAGTTTTTAAAACGTATCTTCCCCCAAGCTATCCTTACGATGTTCCGAATGCACGAAAAGAAATTAAAGTTTCGGACTTTGATGATCGCGTGGATATTCTACCGGTAGCCGATCCTAATATTTTTTCTCAAACACAAAGAATTTCTATGGCGCAAATGCAATTACAACTGGCGCAATCGAATCCACAACTTCATAACTTGTATCAAGCGTATCGAAGTATGTATGAAGCGGTTGGCGTTAAAAATATTAATGCGATTTTACCGGCGCCTTTAAAACCGATGCCGATGGATCCGGCTTTAGAACATATTGTAGCGATGTCGAATAAACCTTTTCAGGCTTTTGGGGGACAAGATCATAAAGCGCACATCGATGCTCACTTACATTTTATGAGTTTAAACATGGTGCAAAATAATCCGATGGTTATGGCGGCAATACAAAAAAATATTTTAGAACACATTTCCTTTATGGCTCAAGAACAAGTTCAATTGGAATTTATTGAAGAATTAAAAGAATTACAAATGATTCAACAACAATTAGGACCTATGATGCAAAATCCAAAAGCGATGCAACAAAATCCACAGGCAATGCAAGGCCAACAACGCATTCAACAACTGACAAATCAGATTGAAGCAAGAAAAGCAGTGCTTATTGCTGAAATGACGGCTGAATATGCTAAAGAAGAAAACGAAATTACCGGAGGTTATGGCGGAGATCCATTAATGAAGCTCAAAGCGAGAGAATTAGACTTAAGAGCGATGGATAATGAGCGTAAAAAGGACTATGACGAAGATAGAATCGGTTTAGACACGATGAAGGTGATGGTAGGAGACCAACAACACGATGAAAAGCTAGAACAGAACGAAGAATTAGCTGAATTGCGTGCAGGAGTATCTCTAACAAAACAAAAAATGGCGGATAAGAGTAAACGTCATGATTTTGGTAGAAATTACAACAAAAAGTAAGTATAAACAAAACAAGGAGATAATTATGAGCAAAGATTGGGAAAAAGGACAAGGATATGTTGATGTTCCAAAATCTACACCTGTTTTAGGTGCTGGAAAAGACGGATATCTAAAAGGTGGCGTTACAATTGAAGCTACTGATCCTACTGAAACTCAGACGGTTACTGTTAAAGGTACAAAACGTATGAGAGCAGATAAAAAACCAGTTAAAGCTAAATGGTTCTAATATGTGGTTCAGTGCTATTAAATTAGCTCTTAACGCAGGTAGCCACATTTATAAGAAGCGTCAAGAGACAAAAATGGCTATGGCGGATGCACAATATATGCATGCCCAAAAAATGTCTCGCGGTGAGGAAGCTTACCAGGGAAAACTTTTAGAATCCCGAGACAAAGACTATAAGGACGAGGTAGTTTTGGCGATTCTCACACTGCCAATTTTGGTGCTTGCCTGGGGAGTCTGGTCGGACGATCCGGCGGCTATGACCAAGATAAATCTCTTCTTTGAGCATTTTAAGGCATTGCCAAGTTGGTTTACTAATTTATGGATACTTGTATGTGCTTCAATATTTGGTATAAAGGGAACACAGATTTTTAGAAACGGAGGCAAAAAATAATGGCT